AGTAGACCCGGTTGTTATATCCGGCAGGGTGTAGTTGGTTGATGGGGCCGTGTAACCACCCGTGGGGTTAACCATCTCGGTGGGAAGAGTGTAAGAAGTTGTCGGAGTCGTGTAACCACCCGTGGGGTTAACCATCTCGGTGGGAAGAGTGTAAGAAGTCTCCGGAGCCGTGTAACCACCCGTGGGGTTAACTGTATCAGTGGGAAGAGTGTAAGAAGTCGTCGGGGACGTATATCCCAGATCAATGATATCCGTTGTTGGTGCTTGATACTGGTTCAAGTATGAGTAATCAATCGGTATATTTACCGTTGAGTTATACGAACTAAGATTACTGGTTAGGTTGTTGATGTTATTGTTGTAGATATCGTTTATCGTATTATACGAACCTTGATTGCTGTAGTTCAATATATTTGAACTTCCATAGTCTATAGGAAGTATCCCGCCATAGTTGGATGAGTAATAGTTATTGGTGGGTGCGCTGTAGAGATCAGGAAGCGTATAGCTGTACGACGGTGCACTGTAACCAAAATCAATAGGCGTGCCGTACGAAAATGAAAAATCGTCCTCAAACTCAAGCAAGCCCGTGACAGGGTTCGTGGACCCTCGACCACCACGCGCCTTCAAGAGCGCAGCCTCCTCGGGCGTAATATGAGCCAGCACGGTATCCCGGCCACGGCCCGCTGCGCGGACCTGACCAGCAAGGGAGGTGAGACCAGACTTATGGTTCATTGCTGACCCTTTCGTACAGCAGCAGCCCTATTCGAAAGATTGGCTCGCTCGATGGACACATTAGCACGAAGTTGCGCAATGTCCTCATTGGATTGACGACGCTCGGCGTCCGTCATCTCCTTCATTTGAAGACGACGCTCCTCAAGATCAATCTTATGCGCAGCCTCATCTGCCTTCAACTCCAAGGCCCGCTCCTTGATATCCAAGTCCCTGTTCTGGACCTGAAGCAGAGGATTAGTCGCAGCATCCGGGGGCGGCGGAGCAATCGCAGCCATGATCTGATTGACCATCGCAGCCTCAAGCTTTGCAGCATTTGACTGGATCATTTCAGGCGGAGGCGGGTTAGGCTGCATCATCATGCCTGTACGCGGATCCATCTGTGGTTTCGTCAGTTCCCGCAAGGCAGTCTCAACTTGTTTCATTGCAGCAAAAGACACATGCTCAAACACATGCGCCAACAGGATCCCATAGACCTGAGGAGAGGTTTGGATAAGCGGCGTCTTAATGAACGCCACATGCGCATCAATATGTGCCAGATGATCCTGTTCAGGAAACGCCTTCAACGGCAACGCCCCGTTCGGAACAGTCATTGACCGAGCATTCTCAATCGCAGGCCCCTCAGGTTGGGGCTTGGGCGGTGGTGGGAGGATCAAGTTGATATCCCTCACGCCTAACGCCGAGTACATCCGATGATACGCCTCGTAGGTATTATGCAACTGCGGCGCAGCCTTTGACAGCTCAAGCTGTTGCTGGGCCAAGGCAATCCGCTGCGTCATCGAGAAGATATTGGGGTCACTGACAGGAATGACATCAATCTTCTGATCGAAGTCCTGCTGCATAATGTTCGGCTGCGCATTCTCAACCGTGTATGGGTATTCCTGAGGCATATACTCAGAAAACACCTGAGCAAGGAGTTTTAATTCCTGCTTCTGCGCGTAATGCAGGCGCTTATGTACGGCGCTCAAAACACGGCTTCCACGTTCAAGCAATGCAATAGTCGTACCGACAGGCATCTCTTGATTGGAATCCGACATACCAAGATCGGCCGACCCAATAAACTTCTCGGCGGCTGTCACGCAGAACCCCAACAGTTGCATGAGGGTCGCGCTCGGCTCTTTGTACGGAAGTGGCATGAGGTTATCGCGAAGTGCCCCGCCGGGAGCATCAACGTCTCGCCACTCGCCCGGCTGAATCGGGTTCTCCGCATCTTGAATACGCATCCCCTTGGCCTTAAAGCCAGCAGGGATATTCACAAGAGTGCCTGCATCAATCAACTGTCGAAGGACCGAAGTCGATGATCTCGCCAGATTGCCCAGCAAATGCACCAACCCAAACCCATAGAACCCAAGTCCGGGCATGAACTTGTAGTGAACAAAATACTGGCGCTTGCGCCTCTTCGGGTCGTTCTCGCTAAAGTTGCGGCGAATCGCCAACACATCACCACTCGATGAGTCGATGGTTACGATATACGGCAACCGAACGCCCGTCGGCTCACCACTCTCATCTCGATCTTCATAGCCGGGAATATCAAGATAACAATGGCACTCATAAAGGGTATACTCCTCGGTATCTCCCGAGGGCTCCATGCCCGTAATTTTGTCCGTCTTTTCCTCAATCTGATCGCGCATCGGCTCCGCAGGCGGCTGCATTTCGATGTCGCGATAAAATCCCGTCACCTGTTGCTTGCGAAGATTATTCTCCGACACCCGCAACACATGAGTTACACGCTCTGCCGTCATCAAATCCCGCGCCGAATACGGCACGATCAAATCCTTCGGTAGCACATAAGGCGATACCGCCCGCTGCAAATCACCATCGTAGTAGACCTTTTTGAATGTCGATCCACCATAGCCAAGGTAATACAACATCTGGTCATAGTCGGGATCATACTCCTCCATCTCGACCGTGATCTGATAGTTCATGTAATCCTTCACACGCTGGGCCTGCGCCTCCTTCTCCGGAGTAGCTTGACCCGCTATCTGCGTCCGAACAGGTCCGCTTGCAGGCAACATTTCCTTGTAAGCCTGCGCCTGAAACTGTGTTACAGCTTCATTAAGAAGAGGATGCACAACACCAGTAGAACCGTTAAACGGTTCCGTGCGCTCCTCATAAATAAGGCCAAGTAACGTAAGCCCCTCCTCATAAGCCTTTTCCCAATCCGCACGACCGCTATTATCATCCTCAATCAACCCACAAAGATCCTGACTGATTGTCGCTAGATCAGAGTCGCCAAGAACCATTGCGAGATTGTCGCCAAAACCAATCGACGATACATCCAAGGACTCAATGTCCCGACCAAAGATAACCGTCGCCCCGCCATCCTCATCCGGTTGTATGGTTACATCGCCGCTCGTTTCCGAAGCGTTGTCATCGGGAAGATCAACCTCCGCTCCCGGACCTTGGTCCACGGGCATTGGATTGTTCGGAAGGGCCTGCGCAATTCCAGAGTAAGGTGCGGCCATCAGTAGTAAACCCTGTTCGTGGTCCGTGGACGGTCGTCCATCTCATAGTCATCGGGATGGGCAATAAACCCGCCCTGCCGGAAACGCATCAACGCCTGCGTGGCACAGTCAACCATATCATCATGTTCTGCAAACGGGAAGGCCGCGATTTCCTCAACAACCTCCTCCGCCCACGAAGCATCCGGTCTCCACACCAGCCCAGACTCAAACAACGGAGCCACAGCATTCACACGGGCATGTTTGTCATTCCCCCGGCTCGGCGTAAAGTTAACGATCGGTATCCCAATCTGACGAAGCTCTTGCGTCAACGGCATTCCCGCAGCCTTGGCCTCAATCAAAACCGTATCTGGTTCCCAATACTTGTACTCCTCAAGTGCTATCCTTTTGAGGTCCGGAAACTCCCACCGCCCCTTCTTTGCATCCAAAAGGATCACATTCGGAGGGCTATCCTCCTTCGGATAGAATACACCCCAAGTCTGAATTGCCGTGTAATCCGCAGTCCTCGTCTTTAAGTAAGCAGTATCATAAGACTGCATAACATATTGTAATCGTGGGATTTTCGAGCTTTCCCAGATGTTCCACCATTCCCTCTTGATGATGGCCGCCGAGTCCGAAGTTGGCTGCTGCATATACTGCGCTTGCCACTTCGAAGGGGTAATGGATGCCTGTATCTTCTCCAGTTCCTCCAGCTTCCAGTATTCCGGCCAGAGGGCTTTGCCGCTGTCCAAGATTGCCGGAAACTCGACCACCTCCCACTGATCGGCCTTGGGATCCGTCGCCATCTGCTTCAACAGACGGGCCGTCATATCCTTATCGCCCCACCTCGTCATCACCAACACAATCGCCCCGCCCGGTTGCAAACGCTGGCGAGGTCCCGACATGTACCAATCCCAAGCCGCCTCAAGGGCCGTGGGCGATTGAGCATCCTGCTCGGAGTGCGGATCATCGACAATGAACAAGTCAGCGCCGCGACCAGCAATGTTCGAGCCAACACCCGCCGCGTAATACTCCCCGCCGTCATCCGTCTCCCACCGATACGCAGCCTTGCTATCAGCTCTCAACTTAACCGCAGGGAATACCTCGTGGTAATCCGGGCCATCCATCAGGTTACGAACCTTGCGACCGAACCGGATTGACAGATCCGCAGTGTGAGTCGCCTGCATGATTTTCTTCTGCGGCATACGGCCAATGAACCACGCCGGGAACAGGAAGCTCGCAAACTCAGACTTCGTATGCCTCGGAGGCATGTTCACGATCAGGCGCTTTAACTCGCCACGGGCAACACGCTCAAGCTTATCGGCAACGATCTTGTGGTGACGACCGGCCACGAACCCCGGCCATACGTACTTTACAAAATCAATGAAGCTGTCATGCGCCTTCTGTTGCTTGGTCAGCTTGACAGCACGGTTCAGAAGTTGCGCATATTTCTTCGCGGCTTCTTCTGGGAGAAGTTCGATTGAGGACATGAGGGGTTCCTGTAGAGATCAGAGTTATACTTCTACAGTATTTACAGGGGTTGGAAAAGGTCAGAGGTTCGTGATTGGTCCGCCCATCAACCATGCGTCACAGGTTCGGTCCCCCGCGCATTTGAAGTGGAACAGTTGGCAGTAGCCAAGGTTCGCGGCTTTCACGGTAGCGGCGGCGTGGGCCATTTCAAGACGTTGTACGGGTTTTGGTTCATCTGGCTCTAAGCCGATGCCTGTGGCAATGCACTCCATGATCTGCTTTGTCTGGATGAACGCAGCGCAGTTGTCGCAGTGGGATGTCTTCGCGTCCGCGACGTTCGTGTTCCACATCACGGCCTTCCGTTTCCAGAAGTCGGTGCTAGGTTCCAGAGGGTTGAGAGGGCCGTAACCATACTCCTTGATGGCATGGTTACGGTTCTTGAGGTTGATGCTCACATCCTTCGTGGACGGAGGACAAACCTTAGGGCTCCGATAACCACGGCGCAAAGCCTCTCCAACAGCGGCGTTCTTGGGCATGGAGGGGGATCCTTGTAGTCGTACTTACAGGAGGAGGGGTGCTTCATTCCGGCAGATTACTACAAAAATCTTTGGCGGGGTAGGGGATCCTAGGGGCCTTTCGTTAACAGAACCCTGACAATGGATCTTTTGAACTTGTTGTGGTTGTGGCAAAAACAGTGATTTAGGCCGATCCACGCGACAGGCCCCGCGAAAGGGGGGTCGCGATCCGCGAACATCAAATCTGTCACCTGACAGAATCGCCCAAGGGACCCGAGCCGGTGACAGATGACAGGTTGGACCGTGGGCCGAGGTCCGCCGGTGACAGTTCTGTCAATGGACAGATGACAGGCGCACCCCGAGCCGGTGACAGACCGTCCGAAGATATGTGCATGAACACACATATACCTTGGGCAGACGGTGACAGGACCACGGACCATAGGTGACAGGAACGCCTGAGAGCGCCCGTGGACCGGGGGTTCTGTCAGGGGCTAGTGGACCACCGACCACGGTGCTGGAGAGCGTTGGCGACGGCCAGAGGCCTGATGTAGGTTCCGCCAGAGCGCACCGCCGGGGCGGAGAAAAGACGGCAATCCAATCGCTTTGACAGGTGCAGTTGACCGCCAAGCCAGAACCCTATAAGCAGTTGGGGCGGGCGAATCACGCCCCGACCCCGAGCCGCCGATAGAAAGGGCAGCTAACATGTTGAAAAGACTAACAGAATCCCAAATCGAAAGCACCGCTTTCCTGATATCCATGAGCCTGCTTTGCGCTTGCGTGTTCCTGCTTTCCGTTCTGGAGGGTTGAGCATGAGCGACCGCCCCCTATCAGTCGCCGAGCGCGACATTCTGCGAGCCGCCATCCGGCAGCACCCCGACTGGAAAGCATACCGGCAGGTGAACCATATCGACGCCAGCGGCTTGAACGCGACCGAGTGTCGCCGAGCCTGTCAGATCATGGGAATTGATATCGAGACAACCCTTGCCGCCGCAGCGGCGCAGACCAGCACAGAAGGAACCGAGGACATGAAAGACAGATCAGTTGCACCGTTCACCTTTGGTGGAGCCGTGACAGACTTCCGCGCCGTTGCCGATCGCATGGACGCCGAGAGCCGGGAGAAATGCGAAAGCATCATCAAGACAGTCGAGACCCGCCAGGACGGCTGGTCCACCCCTGCGCAGCTTGGTTTCATCGAGCGCACCGCTCGCCTTGCCCGTGACAGAGCCCCCGGCAGCGCCGCCCCGGTGACAGTGACAGCACCCGCCGCCGAGCCTGTCACGACCGCCGCCCCGGTGACAGCCGACCCCGCAGGCGCAGCACTGGCGGCGATGATCGCGCCGCACATCATGGGCACACTCACCCCAGCCATTGCCCGCATGGTGGAACAGAAGCTTGAAGGCGCGGTGACAGTTCGCATCGAAGTAGGTCGCGCAGATGGTAGCGTCGGCAAGGTAAACGGACACAGCCACCCGAAACTCGCGACCCTTTTGCGCGCCCTGTCAGGACGCCAGACCAATGGCTACCGGGTGAACGTCCTATTAATCGGCGGCACCAGCAGCGGCAAGACGCACGGCGCAGAGCAGACCGCTCAGGCGATGGGCCTGTCATTCGGAGCGCACGGCGCGATGGCGATGCAACACGAACTGATGGGGTTCATCGACGCCAACGGACACTATCACCGGACGCCTTTTCGGGACGCTTTCGAAAACGGCGGGACGGTCTGTCTGGACGAGCTAGACAGTTGGGACCAGTGTTGCACTTTGTCCCTGAATGCCTGCCTTGCCAACGGCTACGGCAGCTTTCCCGATGGCATCGTGAAGCGGCACCCCGATTGCGTCATCATTGCCGCAGCCAACACAAATTGCACGGGCGGGACGGTTGAGTATTCCGGACGCAACCGACTGGACGCCGCTTTCCTGTCGCGCTTCCCCGTCAAGATCCAGTGGGACGCCGACCCGGCCTTGGAGGTGGCGATATCCGGCAATCCGGAATTTGCCCGCCGAGTGCAAGCCGCCCGCGAGCGCGCCCGCTCCGCTGGATTGAAGCACCTGATCGACGCCCGCCAGATGCAGGCAGGCGCAGCACTGATAGCCGCTGGCTTCACCAGTGACGAAGCCGCAGACCTGACCTATCTCGCCGGCCTGTCAAAAGAGCAGCGCCGCATGATCGAGGGAGCCTGAGCCATGAACAGCTTCGACCTTCCCGCAATCGACGTTATCCGAGCCCACCCCGGCCTTAGCCGGTCAAAGGATCAATTCCTCATCGGCGACATGAGCCAGACCGCAGCACGGTTTGCCGCTGTGCCCGCCGACAATCGAAGTCGCCGCAACTGTAGCGCAGGCAACGACTGGACCGGCAGCATGGCATGGGATGACAGCCTGCGGCGGGTGCATGAGGGATGCACCGACGCAGCAGCGAAGTCCGACGCCTACCTGTCGAAGTTTGAGGCCCGCGATTTTGTAAGCCGCAAGTTCGTGACCGTCGCCAGCGTTGCCGGGGGCCTGCCTTGCGTTCCCGCCGCTCTGGCAGGGCACCCGCTGGCAATGCGCCAACGCCGCCGCCAGATGACCGACAGCGCCCCACTGGCAATCATCATGGACGTTGCCAGCAGCGGCAGCTTGCGGGCGGAGCAACTAGAAAAGCGCGGCGGAGCAGTCACCGCCTTGGTTCGGCTCTTGTCAGCAGTCCGACCCGTCAGCCTGTATATCGGTTGCAGCGTGACACTGGGAGGCACCAAGGACGCCACGCACGTCTTTTGCCGCATGGACACCGCCCCGATTGACCTTGCCCGCACAGCCCACATGCTCACTCACGCCAGCGTGGCGAGAGGGATGTTTTATGCGCTCTGCTACGAACGAGCCGGAGCGCATGGCGACGAGCGCAGCTTGAAGTGGCCGTATGCCGAAGGCCCGAAGCTCATCCGAGCCCATGCCCACGCAATCCTAAGCCGGGCCATCCCAGAAGCGACAGAGAGCCTCTACATTGGCGCAGCGTTCGATGGTGACGACTGCATCGACCAGCCCGAGAAGTGGCTCCAGACCATGCTGGAGCGCCACGGAGGGCAGCCTGTGACAGAGGCAGCATGAGGCGCACGACAGCCTTGCAGAGCGGCCCACGGGCCG